TTTCAAATCTTTTGTATTCTTCTTTTGTTACGTTAAGTTGTTTAATAGATTTTCTAAAGAACCACAAATCTTGTAACCCACCGAACTTATTAATGAAACTAATTTTAGCAGGTTTGTATTTACATTCTTCAATGGTGTTTACCTTAACGATTCTTAACCCATCGGTGGTGGCTATGTTTATCTGGTCTACTTCAAATATTTCGTATTCATCTAAAAAGTCAATAATGCATTCGTTAGGTTCATAGCTTCCCGTTAATTGTACCACCCTATCCTTAAAGCTATCATAAGCGTTTACACCGTTGCTTACATATTCAAAAACGTAAGATGCACTTGAAGCAATTAGTCTACTATATACGATGTTGTTTTGGTATAAGAAAGCCACGCTTGTGGTGTTGTTTCTATCTACAGGGATTCTGATATCACTATCGGCTAACTTATAAATGATATCATTGCTTTGCATATACCCTGCGGTAGTGGTAGGGTTGCTACCTTCTTCAAAGCTTCCGTAAGCATCAATAATAAAACCGTTAACTACTACAGGACTTCCTACGGTAGCATTAGCACTTGTGTAAAGCTGAAGGCTTGTTTGGTATGTTTCGCTATGTGTCTGGTAAAAGTTTGCACCAGTGCTATAACCAATATTAAGATAGTCCCTTAGTAGTTCAGCTATTTCAAACAGAATCCAGTTTTGCGATATGTTTTTTCTTAGCGTGTAAACGGTTGTACCATCTACTTGTATCGTTAGTATTCCATATGCCGCAGTACCGCCATTGTCTTTTTTAGATACATAAAATGGACTTCTTACAAATATATTAGCCATTACTTATTGTTTAGTTGTTGTTTTGTTACAAATGCCAAAAGTGCTTCGGTGTCTAAAGCGAAAGCGGTTTCTAATTCTTTTGGTAATCCTTTAGCGTATTTCTGAAATGGTTTAGTAAAAAATAAGCTTGGTTTTATTCCTTTATAAAATATGCTTCTTGCTATTAAAAATTGTATTGATTTAGCAAACCCCACTTTAGATATTGTTCTTCCTTTAAATTTCCCACTTGATGTTCTTGGTGCTATTCCCTTTTTAACTATCCACTTGTCTAACTTGCTTGGTGGTGGCATTTTGGTTGTGTAACTATAAGGCGTGTTGTATTTCTTTTTAATACCGCTTACCCCTTTATCTTGGAACACGCCATAGTCTGCCATTTCAATTCCGAACTGCAAACTATTATCCGTTACTTTTACTTCACCGCCCTTAATGCTATTTTCTAAAGTACCACCACCTTTCTTAAGGCTTTTAAGGTTCTGTTTAGATTCTTCTATAACCTTATCCCTAAATTCTTCTAAAGCTTTTTTAAAGTTATCTAGTTGCATATATCAATAGTGTTCATAGTAACCACATCAAAAGTACTTACCCATCCTGCTAGTTCATTTTCGAACCTATCATAGAAAGCTTCCATACTTGCGCTGCCTTCTAAGTGATAACCATCTTGGTGTGGTGTTCCTTTTCTTAACTTCTGCTGAAGTCTATTCAAGACCGTTAGTTGTGTGTTTAGAATGTCTTGTCTATTATCGTTACCAACGAAGATATCAGTTGTCGCGTCTTTACTCGTATCAACCACGTCCATAGCCATAACCGAAATATTATAAGATAAAGTTTGTCCATTGTCAGTTACGTTATTAATCATTATGTGCGACAAAGGAAATATCGTCTGCTTGTTTAAATCTACTTCTGTAATATCACCAAAGGTTACGGTGTTGACATTTATATCTGATTGTAAGATATCCCTTACCTTAGTTGTTAGGTCGTAAAAGGATTGAATACCCCTGTATGTTATTTCGCTCATCGTTTTCTTTTTAATTCGTTGGCTTCTATTTCTGCCTTTTCTTTTTTAAAGGTTAACGCAGTCAAACAAGCGTTCATATTTAAGTCTGTTATGCTTTCAAATTTGGTAACATCCCCATCGGCAAGTGCATAGACAGATTGATACCAACCCCATTTAGTGCCGAAATTTGCTCTGCCGTCAAGTCCTCCTTGTGATGAACTTGTAAATAAGCTATCATAGCCGTCGATAATTCTATTCCTAAATGCCAAAAAAAAACCATTGAACTTATCACCGCATCCATTGGCGTGTGTAACATTGCTTCGTGGTAATCATCACCTTTGTATTCGTGTATTAGATACTTGCTTTTTATCTTTTGTTTGATAGGTCGGTATAGTACCGCCATTGCTTTGTGTAGGTTCTTTACATCACCTATGTAATTATCTAAGTCTATATATTCGCCAAAGGTCATATCTTCTAACTTAGGAATAAAACCAAATTCAGTATCACCTATCTTAAAAGTTCTTACTAGGTCTGGCTTCTGTTCTAATGTTCCTGTGATGATATTAGTGATGTTGTCTATATCACCTTTACGGTATTTCAAAGCATCACTTAGTGGTAGGTCGCAGAATATCTGCAACATCTTTTCCTGAATAAAAATATCACTCATACCCGAATCTTGATTCACATCTAATACCTTTTGGAATTGTTGGTATTTGTGTAAAGGGATTTCTGATAAATGATTAGGTACTTTAATCTTTACTTCCATAACTATAAAACGATTTTATTTTGATTTTTAGAACTATCGAACTGCGTATTTTCCGTAGTTGGCTTTTAAACCTAAACTTTCCATTTCGTGATACCTCAATGCATCTATTGCGTGGTTAAATTTATCTATTGGTTTGTTTAGGCGTTCACCTGTTTTGTTTGTGTCCCAACAATAAGCACGAAGTTCTTTTATTAGGTTTTGGCTTGTCTTGGTTACTAGGTAATCTTGTGTTTGCATTATGTCTATACCGTAGTTGATAGAATCCCTTCCTTTGGTTACGCCCTTTATAGAAATGCCATACCTTCTTATTTCGTCTATTGATTTAGGTTCTGAAGAATCAGCGTAGATAATAACACCTTTAGGTAGTATTTTTGCTATGTCAGAATTAAGAAGTCTTGTGCGGTATTCTAATTCGTTTACTATGCGTTTGCCATTCCAATTATAAACTTCCATTATTGCCGTTGGGTCGTTGGTGTACCCAAAATCTAAACCTATGCCCACAAGTTTAGCATCGGGTGGTATCATATCTATTTGTTTCCAATTTGAAAAGATAACGCCTTCTAAAGAACCTACAAGTCCAAGACCGTATACGTTCCACCAGTTCTGCCAATAGGAAGATGTGGCGGCTTTTTCCTTGTTCTTTTCTATTTGTTCTACTATGCCTTTGTCAAGTGCTTCGTTGTCTTTGTAGGTAAGAATAACAAAGTCACTATCAGCTTCGTTCTTTAATTCGGTGTGCGCCCAAAATTCATTAGAAGGATTATAATCAATATAGATTTCGTTTTTGGTTCTTATCGATAGTTCGTTGTAAGATTCAAAGGCTATGTTGTTGGCTTCGTTTATATAAAGCACATCCCTTCTTGCCCCCCTTAGTTTGCTTGAATCATCGGCACTAAAGAATTCAATATAACTACCGTTTTTAAATTCGTATCTTAAAAGCGTTTTGTTTAGTTGTTCATCTATAAACCTATTAGTCCACTTTAGAATCTTTACGAAGTCTTTAAATGCACCCCTACGAAGATGTGGTA